CGGAGAGCATCCGTGCGGGTTAAGTCCGGCATAGCGCCGACGCGAAAATCCACTCTAACAAAAGACCATGGTCTTTGACCATGTCACTTATTAGAGAGCATTAGTAGTTATTGTAGCGAACCCAACAGGGTTTCTTATAAAAGGCAAGTCTATTGAATAGCCTTAAGAAAGTCACAACGATTAGTAAATCTCATTTTATGAGAGAACCTAATGTCCTACATTGTAGGGACTCAATAGACAAATTCCATTATGTATTGTTAATATAGATCTACCTGAAAAGCTCTAGAATTCTATATATAACTTTCCATAATGTCACTATAATACTGTAAAGATTAAGTGAGTAATTGCTCTTCTAGGAGTAAGAGTACAATGAGCTGACCACTATGCACATTTACGAGTGTGTCTATAGTAACAGAGATTTTGTATATCGCTCTACGCTTGACGAGGTCGCGATCTACCATCTGATTTGTCATTCATATTATATCCTGAAGTATATTGCATACTAAGATACTGCGATTGAATGAACGCTGCCTTTAGTCTTGTTAGTGAAAAGTGAAGAGATTACGCCGTAACTTGATACTTGAACTATTTTATTGACATGAGATTGCCCTTTCTCTCAAGGAACAAAATATTTAAGGGTCTCCCGGAGAGGCTAAACTGCCCTGTGTTGACCGTGCATAAACGGTTTTGGCCTATTATGAAGTTCGCTAATTATACAGTCGAAACGGTGGCCACGAATTTTCGTGCGAATAGGCAATGGGAAGTCGCAGCTTCCCCCTCACTGGAGTACAGGCAGTACTCCCCCCAAGGTTTTCTTGATAATATTAGGAAAATCAATAAGAATCTCGAGGGATTCAATAATCTTTTGGATTTGGCTGCAGAATTCTCTGGTGCAATGAGAAAAGCCAAGACCATAATAAAAGATGACACAGGAAGCAAAACTTTCATGGACGGAATAATATCACGTCTAGAGGACCTATTCCTTTTTGTCATCCAACTAGTTCAAGCTAAAAGCATCGAAGAAGTTATTGTTGATGCTATAGCCTACGCCAAAACACTAGTCCGAGGTAGCCTAGTAGGTAAACTCACAGATTTCATCATGTCACTATTCACTTTAGGTGGCGATGGAACTACCCGAAACTTCACATCAAGTTTTCGAAGTCTCTTCCGTCAAGGGGGAGAAGAGGAAGATGAGGAGGAGGACAGTTTGGAGGAGGAAAAGAAGAAGAAGGATGACAAGGAGGAAGAAGTTAAACAAAAATATGGATTTGGTGAGTCCAAGAAGTTTGTTTCTTCCAACTGGAACCGCATCATGCATGGGGAACTTGGTAAGAGAATCAGTGCTTTACTGAACATGTTCGTAGCACTTGGTATCATGCCTGACAAAGCTGAGACCATCTTAGCTAAGGAAGTTTTCAATGTATTTGACATTCGTTCACGGAGGAAAAATAGCAATTTGTCGATTTTTGAGACACTTATTGCAACCGTGGACTACACAATTGATTGCCTATATCCAGCTATTCACACTGGTGATGTATCCTATCTATTTGATGATAAGGACAGAATGGATGCCGACACCAAATTTCGAGAAGTACATGATATCATGCAAATGAAATTGAGTGCTCGTGACAAAGCTTTGAAAGAGAAGTATGGAATCACAACTGAGCACGATATATTAAGTAGACTTGACGAATGTATTCTCCTACACGCTCCGTTTACAAAAAGTGCAGATATGCACCTACGTAAAGAGACGAATAGACGGATAATTGAATTGAACAAAATGTCAAACGATCTGCAAGCTGGCTGGCACGAATCTTCTATGCGTGCAGCACCTTTTGCAGTTTTGATCCGTGGTGGTTCTGGAGTGGGAAAAAGTTCAGTTCTGAAGATCATAGCGCATGCAGTTTGTCGCGCCAATGGTTTTCCAGAGGGCACTGAGTTCATGGTATTCCTCAATGGTTCGGATCAGTACCAATCTGAGTACGATCCAAGACACATTGTAGCTTGTTTTGATGATATTTGTAACACTAAACCTGAAAAGTGTTTATTTAATCCTATTTTCATATTGATTCAATTCATCAACAACATACATTGTGCAGCTTTAAGCCCTGAAGCTGAAAAGAAAGGAAAGAATGATATCCGTGTGAAATTAGTCTTGGCTACAACCAATTCCTGGGACTTGCACGCATCATTTTTCTCCATCAACCCATCATCAATTCTTCGACGTTTTGATGTCCTTGTCACCGTCAAGAATGTGAAGCCACACGCTTTAGATTCAGACGGCAAAATTGATGAGAAGTACACAGAGGTTCCTATGCCTAATATTTGGGACCTTGCAGCTCATACAATTAAAATCACACGAATGAGTGTGAAAGAGGACTCATACGTTGAAGAACCATTGAAAGGAGTAGTTGACATTGTGACATTAATTGATTATCTCTCTGAGGTCACTAAGAAGCACTACTCTAAACAAGATAAACTGGTCAAATCTTCCACAAATTTGCATTTGGTTAAGCATTGCAAACGACATCCGTTGTATGCATTGCCTTGTGCCAAGTGTGAGTCTGAACCTTATGAGGAGACCAAGGTCAATGATGATGGAGAACTATCAGTGGTAAATGAGTACACACCGAACGCTGGTGTTAGTTTATCACCTACGCCCCCAGAGTGGTTTGGATTGCCCAGCGATGATGAGACAATTTATTTTGATTCAGACGAGGATGAGCCTGAAGTAGATGTTGTCTCAATGGAGTATGTCCCACGATCAGCGGTAGAACGATTGAAGAATTTGGAGGATAGATTTGAAGCTTTGGAAGCTTTTACTGATAATCCCCCTGTCCAACCGTACCCTGACGCTCCAGAAATGGAATGTCCTGCACCAACCCGAGAAAAGAAGAAGAAGCGCTCGATGTCAAAGTTGCTTGTCAAAATGAAACTCAAGAAGAAGAAAAAAGATGAGGAACCTTTGGTATACGTACCCAACTTTGATGATCCAGCGGATAATTTCGGGACATTCTATGATCGATATAATACTCAACCCACTCAACAACAAGATGGTCTTCCCCCTTATTCATTGGCCCACACTGGAATGGTGTGGTCAAATCCCGAGGGGGTCGAGACTCTGTCCCCACGAGAACGTTTGAAGAGAACGTTGCGTGGCACATTTGTTCCCCTTGATCAAATAGCTCGTCGTTCCCGAGAACGATTTGCAGAAATTGACCCCAAATTTAAGGTTTTGATTGGAGTTGCAGCTTTCCTTGGTGTAGTTAAGCTCGGAACTTCTTTCTATCGTGTTGCGTACCCACAAGGTGCAAGACTACGGGAGATGGAAGTAAGAGCTAGGACTCCCACTCAAGTTGCAGAACACGATAACCGTTATAAGAAGGTCTTTCGCGAAGGACTCAAACCGAGCAAAGAGTCTATCTCCTCCACACCAGAAGCGTTTGAAAAACATATAGATAATAATCTATTTTACGCTATTATCCAGGAGTATGACATCAAGACCAACGATCGTATTGGTCCAAAACTGTGTTGCAATGTCACATCTGTGAATTATGATCAGTGGGTCTTTCCCAGTCACATTCTCGAACCTGGGAAGAACTACATTGCTGATTTGCGGAGAGTGAATAAAAATATCTCAGGCGTGAGACACATTTTGAGTAAGAGAATATCTGATGCGAATGTGATAAGATTGTACAAAGATTTGGACCTTTGCCTAGTTGACCTCAAGGGAGGGAACTCATGGGATTGTAGTAAATACATGTTTCCTACAGCCCCAGATTTGAAGAAAGGCGATCCACTTATTGTGTACTATCGCACAAAGGAATGTATCAATTCCCCAACCTATGATCCGACTTTGGAACCTTCGAAAACCTATCAATTAACTACTGTGGATGCAGTAACATGGGTTGATATTAAAGGAATAGGAATCGTGAAACGTGTATGCTACAAGCTCCCCATTACCTTCCCAGGTTTATGCGGAGCTGTTGTGGCTACCCACAATTCATCTCCTTCCATCATAGGATTCCATGGGGCTGGGAATGAGCAAGACGGTGTGTGCGCTATTCTAACACAAGATGTATTGGAAGAAGCTTGGACACGGTACGAAGGATTTAAATCTAGGCCACGAGTTGGTTTTCCTTTGGTACATCAGGGCAAGAACATTGAGTTGAAGAATGAACTCCATGTACGTAGCCCAGCATATTGGATTCCACAGGACATGGAAGCTACCTTTTCTGCTATTGGCACTACTACGGTGCCCAATGCTAAGTTCCGTACTAATGTTCGCGAGTCTTGTCTCGCACCTGCTTTGAAAGAGGTGTGTGATGTGGACGTTGAACATTCTGGACCAGATAAGACAGCCACGGGAGTTGCCCTTAATAATGATTTTCGTGCAGTCACTAGTGTGGCTCCTAGTCCCAATCCGACGGCATTACGCTATGCTGCCGATGATATGAAGATTCAATATGGAAAATTTTCTCAGAAGTTTGATATTAAAGCTTTTCTACATACTATTTCCCTTGACCATGCGCTCAACGGAGTCCCTGGTGTTGCGGGTTATGACCCTGTGGATATCAATACATCCGTAAGCTTTCCTATCAATAAGAAGAAGGCGATGTTGACTCTGTGCCAAGACCATGTTAAGCAACGCTATGGTATTGAGACACACAAGTTTGTTAAGGAAGTCTTTGGTGATGATGGAACTATCACCTTAGAATACAGTATTGTTTTTGATCCAAACAAATATAATCTCGATGAGATAATGGAGGATACATTGGAGTCAGTTGGAAACAACCAAAGGGTTTGTTTTGTTTTCCGAACTAATTTGAAGGATGAATCTTTGCCAAAGGCGAAAGTGGAGCAAGGAAAAATAAGAGTATTTGCAGGCGCACCTATGAACTTGGTTCTTTTGTGCCGCATGCTTACTCTCCCTGGGGTGGTTCTGCAGAAATCATTCCCAGAAATTTTTGAAAGTGCAGTCGGTGTTGATGCATCAGGAAAAGACTGGAACCATCTTTACAAATGGATTACCAGTTTTAATATGGACCGATTCGTACTTGGAGACTTTAAGAAATTTGATAAAACCACACCTGCAGAGGTCACGGCTGAATCATTGCAAATTCTCCGAACTTTCCTGAGCTATGGGCTGGATGAAGAGGACCTTGAAAAGTTTGATGCCATGGGATCTGATATCCTATATCCTCTTTATGAAATGGATGGTTTCATTTATGAAGCTTACAAGTCCGTTCCATCCGGCCATCCACTGACAGTGGTTATTAATGGCATCAACAATTCCCTTCTCATGCGATATTGTTACTACATGAATTATCTTACTCGTGACATTCCATGTAACCCAACAAAGCAGGAGGTCAAACTTTTCTCTGAAGTTGTTCGTTTGATTGTTTACGGTGATGATAATATGATGAACGTGCATACTGATGAGAAGTACTTTGATTTTTGTTCAATCAAGAAGCATTTAGCAGATATTGGAATGACTTACACCAAGGCCGATAAAACGGAAGGTGATGAACCATTCCAGGATGCTGCTGAACTTGAATTCTTGAAGCGAACATTCCTGTGGCACGAGTATTTGCAAACTCGCGTGGGTGCTCTAGCGTGGGAATCCATTTGGAAGTCCCTCACTTGTACCATGAAAAAGAAGGGGAGTGTCGAATCTGAAGCGCAGATTATGGCACAAAACTTGGCGCAAGCCCTACATGAAATCTATCTCCATGGAGAAGCAGAGTTTGAGAAATATGAACCACTTTTCTTGGAAGTTGCCACACGATCTGAGGATGATCAAGGCTTTAAGGTGATAGATTTCTACAAACCACCATCATTGCAAGATTGCCGCGATAGATTTAATAAGACAACATGTCAATACGAAACTGTCGCCGAAAAGTATGGAGATCCAGTTAGGAAGATGTTTCCACAATCTGGTGTGATTGAGGATGACCAGGAATATGCGATGGCTCGCCTTCCTGTGCCCCAATCTGCACCCTTGTACCCCCGGGATGAAGATGAACCTAATACTTATCATGATCCCGTGCACAATTTGTTACTTCTTCCTACAATGACAGATCCCTTTGGCGAAGAATGGCCTGAGTGGCCTGAGCCAATCGTGAGCCAACCAGAACCTATGATGTTAGATGATTATGGTACTGTCGATGGTGTTGTTCTTGAAACAGTTGCAGGAGTGCATTATTTCGAGAGCATCACCATTGATGATCCTGTTTTTGAAGCTGGCGTCTTGGACCTTACATCATCTGAGCACGATGGGTATTACATGTCAGATTATGGATTAGTTCATGGGGACTCTACTAGAAATGTTCTGGTGACTATCGAATCTCGCGCCCGATGGAGACGTCGCATGATTCCTATCCCCATTGAGGTTTCAGGCAATTATGATGTACTTGAACATCCAGTTTATGGATATCCAATGTTGCCCTTCACAGTTTGGCTAAATACTGTAATAGAGTCTGCTACAAACAGATTGGAGATACAGTATCGCAAGAAGGATGTGAATGACCAACTCAAGTGCATTATTCGCGCAGTGGTGGAAAACAAACCTCTAATTCATGCTTGCATGGATCTGAGAAGTGATTTACCTGTCCCCGGTGATCTAGTTGAGAATCGTATGGTTTGGGTTTTCAATTTTTATCGTAGAGCCCGGGATAGATTGGGCATCGAAGGTTTAAACCTACCTGACGAAATCAAGGAGTTGATTCTATCTTGGTCTGGTTCTACCTTTAACACAGTTATTTTTCGAAATAGTGATCTCGATTGCTTAGCCCTAGCACAAAATTTCGGGATCACACCTTGGGTTGAGCCTAGTTAGCTCCCCCATTGTATAGCCTACTAACAAAAACATAGATAGGTGGCAAGCTCCGCCCACGCAGTCAATTGCGGAGTCTTGTGGTTTAACCATTTCCCTTAAATGGCAAGGACAGGAGTGTCCGAAATATTACCCACAGAGTGGGATATTCTCTGCTTACAGTGGTCCTAAGACGTCCTCTGAAAGCACAACAACATTTCACGATGGAAACCCATCTTACGTTACTGACATTTCATCTTCAATGGATCCTTCACGGGGTGCTACTGATGATCAGGAAGTTAGTTACGAAGAATTCTTCCATCGTCCAGTACAAATTGGGAGTTATTCGTGGAATGTTGGAGCTAGTTTAGACATTAACATAAAACCTTGGACTCTATGGATGGACAATCCGAGAGTTTCAAATCGTCTGAACAATTTCCAAAATTTTCGTGGAAGACTCCATTTAAAAGTTGTGATCAATGGTAATCAGTTTTATTGGGGTAAGGCTATGGCGACATATCTTCCTTATACTGCCTCTTCTTTTTACAAGACTGAATCTACCTTCGCTTCACAGATTCCAGCTTCACAGCGGCCTCATTTCTATATAGACCCTACTAGCTCGCAAGGCGGTGAGATGGTCCTACCTTTCTTCTATCCTAATGATTGTTTCAATTTGGTTAGTGATAGTCCAAATGTTTTAGGTGAGTTTTGGATCACTAGTCTAGTTGGCCTACAACATGCTAATGGGTCCAGTCAACCCATAGACATAACGATATTCGCTTGGGCATCTGACGTAGTGTTGTCAGCACCCACCAATGTTAATCGCACATCCCTAACGCCTCAATCAGGGAAGGACGAGACAGAAGAATCAGGACCGGTTTCTAAAACTGCCTCGATAGTTGCCAATGTTGCTGGTTCGTTATCTAAGGCACCAGTGATAGGCCAATATGCACTTGCAACGCAGATGGCAGCAGGAGGTTTAGCCACGGCCGCGAGAGCATTTGGTTTTTCCAGACCTAAGATGATAGATCCACCTGAAACAAGGCGAATTTGGCAAACGGGAGATTTGGCCACAACAGACCAGAAGGATACTTGTATGCCACTATCCTTGACGGCAAAACAAGAGGTGACCGTTGACCCTCGTACAGTAGGATTAAATTCTGAGGATGAGTTGGATTTCAAACATCTCTGTAAAACACAGTCTTATCTAACAAAATTTAACTGGAGTTTAACAGCATCCAATAGAGATCCTCTTTTCTCCGTACGAGTGAATCCTATGATGTATAATATATCGTCTCATGTGTTTCCCGCTTCATCTCCTAGTTACAATTTAACTCCAACTGCGTTTTGTGCTCAACCCTTTAGCTATTGGCGTGGTTCAATGACATATCGATTCCAAATTGCGGCAAGTGCTTTCCACAAGGGGAGACTGCTTGTTGTTTGGGATCCTATGAATTCGACAACGAATCCGGAGATGAATACAGTCTATAATAAGATCCTGGATATTTCAGAAGATCGGGATTTCACTATTACTGTAGGTTGGGGATCCAATTTGGCAGGCTTGTTGGTGGAAAAATCTATTATTGAGGGAGCGGATGTCCCTTTCAAGATATCATCAACGGAGACCAAAAGAACTAGCTATGATAATGGTATCCTAACTGTCTACGTGCTTAATAATCTTGTCACGTCCGGCACCTCAACTGATCCTGTTCAAGTCATCGTTTCCACATGTTCTGATGATATGGAGTTCTGGGGTCCAAATGCTGATGTGGTTCCCCGTACTACGTACACACCACAGAGTGGTGAGCTTGAAGAAAGTCCTGATGATGCACCAGATGATTCCCCTACTAATGAAGATGTGGGTGGGGATCACGAAGATTCAATTTTCCGAGTTCTCGCAGGTGATAGAATCTCATCTTTTAGACCACTACTCAAGAGGTATCAATTACTTAGGGTGATTTCTGGCTATGAGAATGGTGGGGTGTCTGGCGATTTCTACCGTGTCTATTGGAATACTAAGTTGGATGGTCGAATTCAGATCACTGCTGGTGATGTTCGACCTACCCCACTATTGGATTACTGTAGATATGCGTTTTCCGGACAACGTGGAAGTTACCGATACAAGTTTCTACCATATTATTTTTCAAGAGATGCAGGTGTGATTGGAACTAGATCAGAATATGCAACTAGCGATATCACTAAACAAATAGCCCCTTCTGGGAATGATGCTCTCATTACACAAAAGATGTGGCAATTTAGTTTAGCGGGTGAGGTCGTTTCTAATTCTGCTGCAGGAAAGATTGTAGAAATGGAAATGCCTTATTATAGTTGGTGGCGGTTTGATCCAGTTGTAAATAATAATGATCGCAACCTAGAATATGCCGCTACGGCCACCATGGAAGTTTTAACTGATGCCCGGCCCAACGATCCTTTCTCGTTTGCAGCTGGTGAATACATTTCAGTAGGTGAAGATTATAATGTATTCTACTTCCTGGGCGTCCCTCCAATGTGGAGAATACTTCTCCCATGATGGTGGCTGCTTTACATTTTGCGCTTGGTGTTTAGACAGCCTGTAAAGCGCTACAAACCCCAAAGTGGTGTAGATCTTGGGTGCATGGGCGGGAAATATGAGGACCTAACTCACATTGTTGGTGGTGAGAGAGTTCGCAGTTTCCGTTCATGTTTGAAGCGTTATCAACTTGATAGATCTGATGCTTACTATATCACCGTGAACCCCCAAGATTGGAAAGTGTACACAATACGATGTAGTACGAACCCAACAAAATTATACTTTGGTTCTGGACTATATTCTTCCGGAATGACTATGCTAGCATATGTATCGTCAGCATTTTCTGGGTATCGCGGTTCACGAAGGTTCAAATTCATACGATATAATTCAACAAGCATTGTTGGTGATACAGGTAATTATGCTATTCAAACAGAACCTATACTCAAAGGCGGTTGGTCGTTGGCCGCTGATGGGGATGCTATACAAACTTATTCAACATACCAACATTGGGTAGAAGCTAACAAAACAACCTGGCGTGGTTGTGTGATAGCGGTGGAATCTGCGTCTAAGGTGTTAGACTTTGAGGTTCCTTTCTACACTAATCAACGATTTCTATCCACATTTCAGACTTCATCTGAACCAAAACAACAAGCTGATTTTCATGTTACATATAGTAATATTGTGGGGATAACACATTCTTTCAGTTTATTAGATAATTTTACGTTCGATATATATTCAGCTATTGGTGATGATTATAATCTTTTCTTCTTTTGTGGAGTTCCTCCTATATGGAGTTCGGCATGAGGTCACATGTCCGATTTAGAACATTGACTAATTGGTGTTGCAGCGCACCGCGCCTTTTAAGGCGTCCAAGCTACGCGAAACATTAGGTTTCAATCCCAAGCGTAGCTTGGGAGGAATTTTTCCTAGTTGTTGTTTCTCTATGCGTAGTAAGGTA